ATCTACATTTTCATTCTTCATATACCACCAACCATATGTTCCAATATTGCTTGCAACTGTTCCTGGTAATATTTCAGTAGCACCCTTGGTAACAATTTGGTACAATTTATCGGTTCCATATGTCGCTGAGGATTCAATCAATCCTATTACAAAATCCTCTTCGTATGGAATTGGGCATTGATATGTTGTTGATGTTGATTGACTTACAAACCATCCATCATATGCTGTTCTTCCTGTATTTACCAGATAATCGTCAAACAACACATCCTTTGTTCCGACATTTGGAAGATAAGAGACAAAAACTCCAGGTTCAAATCCATTGCTCGCAGATGATGATGGAAGTATTATATACAGTCTATTTCCACCACATACTCCAGCACTAGACGATCCATTCAGATAATTTCCTCTATATTGAAGAACAATACCCGCATCCGCACTCAATCCCATGATGATTGGTTTTGAAACTTGACCAACTGTAACTGGTTCGCTTGTTGTGATTGTTCCCGCTGTTGTTGGATCTAGGAAATAAATACATCCTGGTGACAGAGTTCCACCCGCAGATGTTGTAAAGTTACCAGTTATCTTACCCAACATTGTAACGACAGAATATGTTGGATTCATTGAAGAAATCACACCAATTGATTCTGCATTATCTGGATCATTTGCCTTTGCCAATGTAAATCCAAGACCATTTGATCTAATTACAGAACCAAATGTGTAACCAGAAGTTCCAAGAGTAATGCCAGTTATCTTGAATGATACATTTGGCATGACTGCTTCACCAGTGAAAGACACTTTTCCGTTAAATGTCAATCCAGAGGATATATTTCCAAGCGTACTTCCAAGTAAAGCAGTTAGTATATTAGATGATACATTCAATCGTATATCAGTACCGCTGGTTGCTCCGTAAATCGTCATCTGATTCAACTGAGCAATGATTTCATCGTTGGTTTTTAAATACCAATCGTAAAATGTTGATGATCCTGTAAGTGGTGAAATTGACATTTAACTCAAAACTCCTGAATTATGCTAACTTATAGATTAAGTAATTATTTGGAAAATTAATAGTTTTGCTTGATAAATCTACTGAAAATATTTGAGCAAAAGCGGTTGGCAATTGAAATGTTGTGTTATACGAAACAATCGTATTACCAAGATTTATTTGAAATCTGGAAGCACCGCATGTGAATTCTTGATAAAATGATTGAGATGCATCCCTCAAGGTAGAATCCTGACCATCACAGGAATCATCAGTTTGGCAACAATTCACATAAGTTGTTGTCGTTTCAATACCATAATATGCCGTTTCTGTTACAATCGTTGAATTTGTAAATGTAGTTGGATTCCATATCCAGAAACTCATTTTACTGAGAACATCCGTGTACAGATACCAACCTTCGGAAATGGTATATGTGAATGTTGCAATATTCCTAGTAGAATCAAAGACAACATTTGCAACTGTTACATAATCTGGTGATAATGGAATCAAACCTTCCCAAAATGGAGCAGTGAATGCTGTGGTCTGACCGTTGTTGATGCGAATCCAGTTAGCATTCATTCTTTGTGTTAAATTTTGATTGACAAAGAACAATTCTTGAATTTCATTCAATTCTGCTGCTTGCAACGCATAACCAGGATTAAAAGCAAGCATGGTATAGTTTTTACCAGATTCAGCATGTGTTGCTACCCTGCTATGATACGGAGATATGCTTAATGGAAAACTATTTGATGCTGTATTTAGTGGAGTCAATGCCATAATTTACATTCCTTTAACCATATTTATACGAATAATTGCAGTGTCAACATCTTGAATGTCAATTGCGGTAGTTTTAGTTGAAGACAATACTTTTCCAGTATATTGAACTAAATTTGGAACACCTTCAACAGAATTTATTGCATATTCCACACCACCAACAGATACTACTCCTGCATCCAAATCATTGGTTTCAGTATATTCTAGATGTTTCAGTTCCAGTTCCGCTTCTGTGACTGGATTAAATGCAGTGGTATTTGTCGTATCCGTTGATGAAGATATTTCTATACCACCAACAGTAGTTCCGCTTGCCTTTATGATTGTTGTTTGACTATTCTTTGATGGTGGTTCTTTTCCATCTAGAGCAACCACTACCTTTGTGGTTGTACGATATAAAGTTGATTGATATTTATTTTCAGTAGTTCCTGCGACATATTGGAAATCTGAATTATTTCCATATTTTGGATTTTGAATCAAACTATAGAAATTAATTGCAGTTGGAATGGAAACATCGGATGTCAGGAGAGTTTGCTTGTCAACTTTTACATCAATCATGGTATGTTGAACCTTCAAGACTTTCATTGGATCAAATCCAAGACCATCTATTTCATCCAGATTAACCTGTATATTTGCTATTAAATCATCTGCGGACATTGTTCCAAGAAGAGTGGCAGATGTCAGGGAAAGTGAAATATCTTTATATCCAGATCCACCAGACATGACTTGAATTCCGCTTATGTAATTATTTCCATCATTTCCCATATAGGTTCTTAATATTATGGAAGCACCAGATCCAGTATTGCTGGTAATTGTCAATTCTGGATTTTCAGCGGATACCATACGATCAGTAAGATCAAAGGATGAAAGATCTATAGTTGCGGAAACCACATATCCTTCATCTGGAGAATTGCTATTTGCTTGATATAGGTAATAATATGGAGATGCTGTTGAAATTTTGTTCTGAGCAATCAATTCACCGATAGTATCATATGCATCCTTGATTTCTATCTCAGAGTCCGTTTCATTTGAATTGAATTTTGAGATATAAAGAGGATGATCTTTGAATATATTGTAACATTCTGTACATGTTAAATTGGTGAATGTTGCACTAAGTGAACCTTTAATTGATGTTATCAATCCTCCAGTTTCACCATAATATTTTGTATTCTCTTTAAAATATATTGAACAATTCCCTGTTTCTCCAGTATCATATGGAGAGCAAAATGTTTGAATTTGAGTAAATGGGGATGTTTTATCTGATCCATCATAAGTATCAAACGAAATCACTGGAATCCATGTTTCGGTGACAAATTTTTCCAAACTTGGGGTTATCTTATATAATGCTTTCCAGGTATAACCATCATCATATGTGTAATCCCCAGAAACATGCGATGGTATGTTATATGAACCTTTGCTTCCTGATAAATCAGAACGATTATCAACATCGTCGGATAGGCAAAGATAAACATAACCATTTATATCATTGTACACATAATAATTTCCAGTATTTTGAGTATATGAACTCCACGGTGTGTATGCTCTGTTTCTTACCCATTTTATTTTGGAAGCAACACCAATAACACTGTCTTTTCCGACTTTAATTGAAAAGTCAGAATTTTTCCAAGCATCAACCTCTGCCTTTGCTGAATTTGTATCTGCTTCAACCTCACTATATCCAACAAATAAAAATAATTGGTTTTCTTGTCCAACCTGATTTATGAAAGTTTTAACATTTTCTGTTTTGGTGCTCATTTGTTTTATTCTTTATTCTTATTTATTGTGATTAATCTTCAACAAATCCAGTTGCTCCTCTTGCATAAAGATATTTAAATAGATCCTCAAATCCTAGAGATTCTAGTCCCATAGTCAACCCACCCTTCATGCACGCATATAGCAATTCAAATTCGGAAGAATTTGGAGTGCCTGCCCAATAATTTTGGGGTGGAGTCAATGGACTTCTTCTATTTGTAAACGGTGTATTGGATACTACTGGATAGAAATCAATAGATTCAACAGTTATGACTATTGCAGAATTTTTATAATTTGCCACTACTTTTTCATTTATGGAAGTGTACATCCAAATGCCACCATCCGAATCCATAGACAATATTGAACCATTGGAATCTCTGAGTATTACAGATGGTTTTGGAGTTATTCTCCACAATTTAGATCCACCAATTGTTGGAGCTCCACTAATCAAAACTTGTTGTGTGAAATCAATTCTACTTGAATCGGATGTTTGAGATATGGATCCACCCAATTTGTTATTAACATCCTGTAGGATGGAATTCATAGAAGACAATGCTGAGTCTCTATTTGAAGATGTATCTTGATCATTGAATAGAATGAAAGATTCTATTCCTGTAAGACAGCAATGCCTTATCATTTCATTATACAATCCAAGATTGACAGAGTTTTCGTTCCAATGTGTTATGAATGGTGATACACTATAATATCTACTGGCAATATATGGTCTTATTCTTCCCGTTGTATTTCTTCTAGCAGTTCTCAGTTTTTGAATGATAATCAACAATTGATTCCATGCATTGTCGCCAAATGCTAATGTTGTTGCATAATCCTTTCTGACGATTCTTGTTGGGTCTGATTTCAATATTCCGTAACTATCTGGGAAATTCCATCCACCATACAATACTGGTGATGATGCATCTCCTGCAAGCATTTCTTGCATGAATGGATGACCATTTTCATTATAAACTTCTCCAGTCGTTCCTGGATGTACAATCATATCATTGAAATTTGATACGCTGATTTCGGAACCAAATATAGAACTTGATGTATCTGTTATGGTGGACTTCAATAATGCAGATTCCAATGATTTTACTGCTCTATCCCAGTACAGATAACTCTTGCTAGATTGTGGGTGATATGTTCCATTGACTACATCTGTTATATTGAAACTATAGTTTCCACCATCAGTAGTCAATGATGAAAAACTACTAGATCCATTCCATGTTTGCGTATAATGTGAATCGCTTGTTATGCCCTTGACTTGCGCTGTCCATGAAACTGAAGAACCATATGGGAAATTGAAAATATTTCCACTTTGTTCGCAATCCAAAGCAATATAATCTGGTTCTGCTCCTTGATTTGCAAGAGCAGTTGCAACAGCAGTCCAATCATTTGTCAATGTTATTCCTGCTTTATCTGCCCATGGAGATTGCTTTCCGTTTGAGAATCTATCGCCAACTTCATTATAGATTGGACCTTCACTATATCTTCTGAGATAATACATTCTCTTTCCTGCTGGAAGATCCATCAATTTAGAAACTATAGATGGAAATCTGTCAAAGCAACCATTTGCTCCTGATATAAACTGAGATGAAGTTGAATTTTCATATCCACCGTCACCAGCACAATCGAATACATGGACAACAGGTTTTACATAATCATATGTGTTGACATCTCCAAGATCTTCGGCACTTATATCTGTTGGATCAACCGATGGATCGGTAGGTGCTAAACTTGCTGCCCATATACTGTTTCTTGCTGCATATATTGTTGCATCGTATGGAGCAGTGTTGCTTTCCATTCCCATTGTATATGTCACTCCAAGAGTATGATCATACCAACCAGAATGTGGTGTACTATATGGTGCGGCAAAATATGCAGCACCAGTGTTGATGTGATCCTTGATCGACATATTCAATGCTAGAATCGTTGGATAAAGGTAGAATAATCTAAATCTTCTGTCATAATTCCAAGGAATACCACCATTTGCATCAAAATATGTTCCAGATAATCTCTTATATTGAAGTGCGCTGTTTTTGTATTCAATGAATGAATTGTAAAAGAATGGATATGCATCCAATGTTTGATTTGTAAGTGGTTCTTCCGCTGAGAATATTTCTCCGAGTTCAGAAGTTCCACATACACCTTGTTTCCAAATTGAATCGGTATATGTAAAACCTCTTTTTCTTTGACCAAGAAGCATATTGTAGGATGAAGTCCACAAATCCGCAGCAATATTATCATCCAAGCACCAATGTCTTGGATTTGGATCACCAGGCGTTCTACTCTGTTCTGTGTTTGTGGGATCTACACCATCCACAACTACATCGTGTTTGAACATATAATGTCCAAAACTCTCTATGCCCATGATAACGCCATTATCTGAATCTGGTCCAGAACTTCCCCTAGTATAATTATATTGATCTTTGAACCATCTTACTGGTATGTTCTCAGCATAACTAATACCAGATGGAGTTATATTTCTCCATGCAGTATAACCTGGTCCCTGATACATATGGAATGTTCGTTCCATAGGAGCAGATGCATCCATGATTATGTGAGCAAAATTGTCATGAGGTGATTTGAACTTGGTTTTCCAATGAGAAACTGAAGCATTCAATCTCCAATTAAAATATTCAACATTTGAAGGAACAGTAGGATCCTTATACAACATCCAAGGAATAGTATATTCTTGAATTGGTCCATATGGAAGATTTCCAAAATAACCAATAAATTCAATTTTATTAGACCATTCATTTGAAATCAAATCTAGGTCATTAACTAATCTTCTGCTGAAAGTATATGATAATCCATCAGTATTTGATGAGAACGAATTCCACCATCCAGATGGAATATTAGTGACTATAAAATCGCCAACCAAACTTGGTGGAGTTGTACTGAATTTGGAACCGTCATTCATCACCATAGTTCGTTCGTTGAAATTTAAAACAATTCCACTTCCGAACCATCCACCAGACCAAGTTATTCCGTCTGGATACGGAATCCAAGGAGATCCTATATTTACTGTTTGTGTGTAACCTACTTGTCTTGTATAATCTGGAAATATGGCAACATATCCCATTGGATATGTCAAACCCGAATACTGAGTATTTAAGTGGGCATCCGTGACACCATTGATGATAATTCCTTCATTTGCATCTCGAACGGTAGTGTCTGGATTGTTTAATAAATCTCTTAATGTTGTTTTTTCATTCGTCAATAAATATTGATCAAATTTAAAATGATCTCCAGCATAATTTCTAGTCATCCAAGGGAAAGATCTCCATGATCCCTCTGGACTGCGACTTGTGACTTGTTGTGGAGTAAACCATCCATAAGGTGAATGTAAAATATATCTTTCCACTCCATTTGCATATGCATTTGAAACATTCAACGATAACATTCTGGATATTGGTCTGCTTGTATCGTTGAATGTGTCAGTATACCTAAAATTCTTTGAAAGACCGAAGAATGTATTTGATGGTCCACTTACATCATAATATACATCTTCAGCAAATGCTGGATAATACCAATTTATGAATTTATGATTTGCTTTTCTTGGATTTCTTGCTCTTTCAAATGGTCTATATGCTGTTCGTACTGCCGTTGCATATGTTCTTGGATGTACGATTGGATCAAACCATCCAGCAGATGCCCCAGAGGTTCCTGGATATGCAACATATTGGAATGCATTCATGACAGCACCACCAACATTGAATGGATTTTGAGCTGCCGAGATGCCGAGCAGTGAAAGTGTTGCTGCCTTTCCTGCATTTTCTGTTGCTGCCGACCAACCTGGTTCATATCGGTTGATCAAATATTTAAACACTATATCGTATTGAGTTGTAAATGGAACAATACAAGTCGTGCAGGTAAGACCAGCATTTGGACTTGATATTTCAGTATCATCGTAGCACAAATCGAAGAAATAGCTCAATGGTATCTCCTTGAAGTTGAATCCTGTTATATTTGTTTTTGTCCAGTTTGGAAATGCAAATGTCGGTGCGGTAAATATTCCAAATGATGTTCCACAGCAACCAATGCAATAATTCAATCCATAATATGTGTTACCTTGATATGTGTCCAAGATATCGGTGTATTCGTGTGAGATGCCGTATGGGGCATAATTTCTAAGAAAAGTTCGTTCACATACTTCGGATACATCATAATCTGTCTGCGGACCTGTATAATCTTCCAGAGTTTTTTCATATATTACCTTAAGACCAGCAGGATGACTCAATGTTTTATATGCATCTTTATAATAACTTGATTTCATTCCTACTTTCAATAAATATGAATAGTCTTGGTAGAAATTACCATCTTGCATTCTAGAAAAGTTCAAACAACTACCGCTGAGTGTATTCAATACATCATATGAACCAGTTCCGCCTGGAAATGAAAAATTTTCATTAAAGAATCTACCACCATTTAATCGCAATAGGTACTTCTTTGGAAATTGCACCTTTACATCATCTTCAGATATATTAAATAATGTTTTAAAGAAATATCGTATTCCGTCAATTGTTGTTTTCTTTTGATGGAAGTTTTTCCTTACACCATGAATAAAATTTCTAGCATTATCTACAGGAATTTTTCCACCATAACCAACTAAATCGCTTTGACTTAATCCATTTGCATATATTCCTGCAAGTCTTCCAACATATATTTCCCTGGTCTTGTCTATATCAATCAAATCAAGCAATTTAAGACCTAATTCATATTGTGAACCATCTTTCGTGTCACAATACAACCAATCATAATATTTTTGTATCAAATCAAATATTGTTATTGGACTTTTACCTTCGTCTTCCAATCCATCTTTCTCAAAAACAACCCAAAGTGGAATTTGATCTGTTATATCCTTTTTTGTGTCACATGTATCGGTAAAAAGTTCAATTAAAGATTCAGCATCAAATAGACTTGTTAGTCTACTTTCTACGGTATTCTCGTCTTGTGGTGGGTAGAAGGGTATCATGTTAAATTACTGTTATTTGTTTGATTGAGAAGTTGATTAGATTGTTCAATCCAATTCTTATGGTCTTTTCTTTGAATGGTATCGTAAATTTTGTCTTTGATTTCATTATATTTGATTTAATCGTGACATATCCCGAAACTATATTTCCAGTTCCAACGGAATTACTATATTTAGTGGAAAGATCTGCACTAGTCAATTGAATGGATTTTTCATATTGTGATGGAACACTATTGCTTATCACACACACTGCATTTGCAGTCGTTATTGTATTCTCAAAAGGATCGGATATTACTACACTCTGTCCTGCTGGAACATCCAACGCATTTTGCAAATTAAAAGTATAATTTGTTAAACTTGCATCTATTTCTTGCTCGACAAACAACTTAAAATCATCAGCAGACATTCGAACTTCTGGATATATGGAAATAACATCATTTATGAAATCAGTCGTACTGAAATATAAATTATATGCTCTGGTTTTTGCATACTTATCAGCAAATAGAGATTTTATTGCCGTAACATAACTTTGTTTTTGCGAATTTGTCCTTCCAACTCCATCGCTGAAACCAAATGAAAAATTGACATATACATTCAATGCTATTGAATTTACATATTCTGGAAGAACCGTTATCACACTTCGTTGCTTGATGAATTCCATCAAATCAGTGACTTCTGCTGATAATTTTTGTGATGTGACAAATACTCTTCCATATCTTCTTGGTACAATATCTTCCCCACCATAGACATTGAATTCATTTTCATCGGCAAAGAATCCTGCTTCCATTATTAGAGCTTTATAATCGTTTACAGTTACTGCTCGTTCTTGTGCTGCAAACCATTTTGGTGCTAGGAATTTGATGTTATCAACAGATGGATCATTTTTTCCACCAAAAGATGGATTGCCATCATTTACAAGAACTGTTCCGATAGATGAAGAGAACAGTGATATATTATTTCCCTTCGCTCCATTGGTTTTCACATATCTAACCCTAATGGATCTCACATCTGATGATATGTTTTTACCTACAGAATTAACCAATCCAAACGAAATCATGAATCCAGTTTCTACTCTTTCAACAAAGTAAATCTTTTCTTCTATTGTATTGGAATAACCAATATTGTCAATTCGTTTCCATGTTTCATATGTTTGAGTTAATGGATTTTCAACTCGCACTTCAAGTGTTTCAAGATCAAAATCTGTATCTGCAAAAACAATTCTCTGTCTTTCAATATCAAGTTCATCCACCGTTTCAACATCAACTAATGACTTTCCTTCATATATGTAAAATTCATCTGTCTGTGAATCTGAAACTGGAATGTCATCTAAATTGTAGAAACGATATTCTGTTCCTTCTGAATCAGAACCATAAAATATAGAATGTCTCGGAATACTATTTTCCAAGACTCCAGTTACTATGACTTTTGCTTTTGCTGCTGTTTTTGATGGAACAGTATAACCTAATGGTTTTGAAAGAGAAATCAATGATTCAATTCGTTGAGCAGAATCCAAAAATGCCTCGGATGTGATCATATTGGAATAGAATGCATAATAATATGAATTGTATGCTAGAAGATCAATTATGGTTGCTAATGCTGATCCTTCAAAGTCATAACCAGCAAAAACTTGTTGAGTTTTTAGATATTGCGTTAGACTTTTCTTGATGTCTGCAAACTCTAAATTTGTAAGTGTAGTTGGAACGGTTTGAGATGACACTTATCTTGTCCTTTCTAGCGATATTGTGAGAGTATCTGTAACCCCAGTTGTTGTTATTGAGTATATTACGACTATATTCATTTTATTTGGATTTGATGGACTTCTTTGTAATGCAATATCCTTCAATATCACTCTGGGTTCATATGTGTTGATTGCGTTTGCTATTAGATGCTTTGATTCAAGTGCTGTCATCTGAGTTAAATGGTCAAACAAGAAATTTCTAGGATTAGCACCAAAAGATGGATTGAATGGTCGTTCAGTCTGTATGGTCAATACTATATTCTTTAATGCTTGTTTGATCGCATTTACATCCTTAACCAAATTCACATCATTGGTGAATGGATTTTTTGTAATAAAGAAAGGTATGTCAGCATATGATGTATTTTTCTTTAGCATATTAGTATTTATTAATAATAATTATATACATTTTCATCAAATATGGACTTGGGTTTATCTGATTCGTCTACATTGTAACCAATTGAATCTCGCGCAAGTGAAAGTGTCATGACATAATTTTTCAAAGAATTGAAATGGTGTTCGACAGCTGTCACGAACCATTTTCCTGATACCTTTTTAAATTTCTCTTGTAAATTTGGAACATTGTTTACAAAAATTTCAACAATTGATCCAATATACACATTATCATTACCACCTACCGTTATTGTTATTGCTTGTGAATTTAGCAAATTCACTTGTGCTTGTCGTAATAACGGTGCTTTGTGATTGGTTTCCCAGAATGTAGCATATGTTCTTGTATATTCTAAATATTTAGCAAAATTCTTTCCTTGTTCTGGGCAATTGCAACTGCATGGTGAATCTGGATTTGACCATTCACATCCCAACCAATCCTTGCCGAGAACACTTTCAATCAACTTGCATTCCGATAGATCATTGTACAATTTGTATAGTTCAAGATATGTGGGTTCTGCTTCAGTTGGCATCTTGTCTTGTGCTGGGCAATTGCAATATGGATTATTATCCTCACACCCTTGTGAAGAAATCAATGGTGGAGTATTTGGATTTGCACATTCCAATCCAAGTTCCTTACATGATCTGGTTCCTCTTGCAAACACCATGAATTGCATTGCAAAATTACGATCAAAGAATTCATATTCTGTGTCTACTGGAGGAGTTGTAAGACCATATTCTGTTTCCCCGCTTAGATCATATTTCCAGACATCTTCGGTCAATAATGTTGGTTTATATAGAAGAGCAGACCCAGCAAGATAATGCATCAACGAATCGTTGAAATATTTCTTTATTCCTTCTGGCAATGTATTCTGTACATTTGCAGAAATATATGTCGTTGGATCTGCATCTTGCAAGAATATTGACAAATCACTATTGCCAAGAAGATTTTCCACATCAATTGTTCCCTTGTTTGCAAGAGCAATCCAATCCTGGAACTCCGTACCATACCACGCTTTCCAATATGATGGATTTGCAGTAAATACACCCTTACCACCATACAAATCCCTTGCCTTTGCTCTCAAAGATTTGAACATATTGGCAAATCTAATTGGTATGAACATATTCCTTGGAACAAATATAGACCACCAAGAACGATGTGGTTTGAGTTTTCTGTAACTGTTTGGAAGAATATAGGAACCAACTGCTGATGTTCTGTAAAGAGGATCAAACTGCTTTCCAGAACTCATTCCATAATGGAATAACGATTCCATCCAATCTTGTGACGGATCATCAAAATTGAATGCTCCACCATTGTGGAAATCCTGATCCCTATTTCCTCCATGCATATCTTCCTGTGAATGATCATATGCATAATAAGTATATTGTGTCTCAAATATTGGTTCTGGCCACAAATCCATTCCATTGTAATCATTGCTCAGGTATTGTGTTTTTGCCAATACAGAGCCAGTATCATGATTCCACCAGGAATAGTAATTTCCACGATCAATTCCAGCAAGTTTACGGTTATCAGGAATGTCATCTTTGATTTTCTTAACAGCGACATCAAATCCATATGGGTCCATTCCTATAACTGCTGCGTTATATTTCACTGATTGTCTTCCAAATGGTCCTGGAGTCAGTTGTACGATATATGGTAAGAAATATTCTATACCAGCATCACGAACAAATCCATCTGGGAATTCCTTTATTCTATCCAATCCGATTGGATTGTTGAATTCAATTCGTATATATGATGTAATCTCTTCCTTCTTGATATTTGGAGGTGTGCTTGTGACACCAGTCTGATAGAAGTTGAAGGTATCCTTGATACTGGCAGCAGAAGTTGAATTTAAATCACCTTGTGCATATTGAGATACAGCAGGTGCTACATTGCTGCCAAAATTGGCATTTGCATTAGTTATATTGTTTATATCAGCAACTGGAATATGCAAAAGTCCAACTTCTACATTCTCGGAACCTCTATACTCTGGACCATATTCCGTGCCAAAATCTGGTCTGGTATTTGAACCAAGGGTAAATGATGGATCATCTGTTGAATCTGCATCTTCTGCACTAAACCAACCATATGGTTCACGGGAAGTGACAAATGAAGATTCTTTGTACTGTTGATCATAGTATGGATGTGCAGTAGATCCTGAATTATTTCCAAAGAAAATTTGATGAACCCATTCTCCAACAGATGCTCCAGTCACACCCTTAGATCTTGAAAGCAATTCATATCTACTTCCACGAATTTCTTTTCTTGTAATTTTCTTGACATTTTCAAGACTTAAGAAATTTTTATCAACCAGTCCAGTTTCTGTATTTGGATTGTTGAATACATTTTCTCCTGGTTTCTTTGATTGGAAGAATGCTTTTCGGTTAAACCATTCTTGATACGAATCAATCCATATTTGCTTGTATTGATTTTGAATAGTATCTCTAAGAGAAGTCAACAATTCCATTTCAATATCCAACAATTGCAATTCAGCAATGCAAGTTCTTGCAAGTGCTTCGAGTGCGGTTGAACTCAAACATGTCGTGTTATAGCAATTTCCGCTATTAATGCAACTTTGAGTTGTTGCTTTTATGCTTGTATCAACGATACCTGGAATTATATTTGGATTTGTTCCATAATCATAGAACGACCAATCCTGTGGAACAGCATCTTGTGCTGCCCAGAGATATGGAGCAGCATAAACATATATTGGAGAATATGCAGATACTGCTGCATCGTTGATATGACGAATATATCCACGAACAACTGGATCCTTGGAGCAAAGAATTGGTACATCAAGATCTACAATGTCTTCTTCTGTTGGTAATGCAGAAGGACCAGTTGGACCAGTTGGACCTGTGGGTCCAGTTGGTCCTGGTGGACCTGGTGGACCTGGTGG